ACCCCCGCCTGACATGATGCAACAATTCACCTTAGAGAATACGGGCGGTTCGCGAACCGCCCCTACGCCTGAATCATCCACTTGAAAGGAGGAGCTTGAAATGTCTATTTTCGGAAAGATTTTTGGAGGTTTAATCTGGATTTTCGCTCTAATTTTCAGAGGGCGTACAGGTGAAATTATCGCTGAATTAAAGCCTGTAGCCCAAGAAATTGTAGCCACCCTGATGGATAGCGATCTGCCTGGCGCTGAGAGGTTCAAAGTCGCTTTCCAGAAAATCAAGGAAGCGGCCATCGAGCAAGGGATCGAGACCGCCGACCACGCAATCGAAATGCTGATCGAGTTCGAGGTAACCAAGGCAAATGATGATCCCCTGGAAAAGATCTTCGATGAGGGCCTCGAGTCGGCACGTAAAGTGATCCAATCGATCAATGCTTCGGACCTTGCCGGCAATGCGGAACGCAAAGCAGCTGCTGTCGAGCAGCTCACTGAAAAGCTGAAAAGCGAAGGCAAGGAATGGCTGCTCAGCACACGCACGCTTAACCTGCTGATCGCGGCGGCTGTCAGCTCTTTCAAAATATAACGGAGATAGAATTTGAGCAGGCAGGAGCTTGAAGGGCTACTCAAGGTAACCAACCGGGCGATCGAGATCCAGGTGATCTGGAAACGGCTACACTTTAACTCGGCGCATAAGGAGGAATACGACTGGTTAATCGACCTGGTAAACAGATCGATAGCTGGGCTGACCGATTACAGGCTGGATCTGAAAAACATGCTGAAAGGAAACGGCGATCTGAGCGTATCTGAAAAGCTGAACTTCTTGATCAAGGAAATCGAAAAGACAGAAGACCCGGACGATCTCAAGCTTTACTCGAAAAAACTGGCGAAAATAACCAAGGAATTCTTAAGAGACAGTCTCATGGAGGTAATGAATGGACAAAGCTGACGCTCTTCTTCAGATAAACGATGGCCTGAAGTATCTGATCGACAAGTATCCCGAAGGCCATCCTGTTGCAGTTGAATTAAAGAACGCTCAAAGGCATGTTCTCGGTTTAATGCTGGGTGATAAAGCCGGGACCCTTTCTCTGGACAAGGGCTGGTCGGCGGAGTTCGGAGAAGTCTTTACTACAGTATCCGAGACCAGGATCGAGCGCGCTCTCCAGCGCATGGGCCATGACGAGAAAGTCGCTGAGCGCCTTATGGAGAAGGAGCAATTAAAGCAGCTGCTCGCTGATTGAGGCGGCCATGTTCGGTATCGAGTTCCTGGTCGAGATATTCTCCAGTCCCTGGGCGATCCCGCTGATGCTTTCATTTGCAATCCTCTGGCTGGTAAAGCAAAACAGGCGGCTGCGAGCCGAGCGGGACGCTCTTTACGAAAGATTGATACGCTGGCTGGAGTTAAGAAATGTTGAACTGTCTTCCAAAAACAGGCCGGACAGTGAAATGGATCGTAATTGATCTGTATCTAAGATACAAGCTGGATCGGATGAAAGTGTCAATTGCCATTAGCCTGGCCGATGTAGAGATCTCGATCATGGAGAAAAGATGGCCCACGACTCAGAACTGAAAGCCGAATGCGAGCGGCTGTATATAGATGAGCTGCTGTTTATAGAGGAAGTCTGCGACAGAACGAAAGTGCCAAAAAAAACATTTTATAGATGGCGAAAGGACGGCAACTGGGAGCAGCAGCGCGACAACAACATGAACCTGCAGGAGAAGCTCGGCAGACTGCTCTGCAGGCTGATCGATGATGAACTGAAAGAAGAGGAAGGAAAGGAAATAAACGCTCAAAAAATACACGGCCTTGTCAATACACTTAAAGAATTTCAGAAGACAAAAGCAGTTCGCGAGCGATTGATTTACGTGGAGGACGCAGAGATCCTCCTGGAAACGTTAAAGGAAATGAAACAATTCCGGGAGCTGTTCGAGGATCCGGAGGTGCTTTCCGAGCTCGGGGAACGCCTGAAAGAGAAATCGCCGTAGGGACACAACGCGCCGTGGAGCGTACAAAGGGATACCGAAACCCCTCCGAGGCATTTTGAGGCTGCCCAATGGAGCTCATAGGGTAAAAATATGACCAGTCCGAGACATAAAAAAGCCCCGGTTTTCAGGCCGGGGCTATAGGCTGATAGAATCAGCGCGGCGGATGTTTGAAAGTTAAAGGAGACTATCGGCGAATTTGATGGCCCATTTGCTGGCCCAATCATCACCAGGTAGCCAGCCAAAAGTGGAATCCCAAACAAGGATATCTCCAATAGACGGAGAGCCATATTCGCCGTTTGTGTCCGTAACCACATGGACGTTACGGACAACTTCGCCGAACTCCCCGCGAGTCAAATCGCCGCGAGGATTTACGGCCTTGTAAGACTTGGTTTTAATCTCGATCATTATTCACTCCTTTATTTGGCTGACTGAGATCAGCGTGAATGATTGATAATTATAGAACTTCGATTTTTGCATCGGGATTGATCTCTTTTACGCGGGAAACCAATTTTTTGTAATCTTGTTCACTATCGAAAAGGTGCCAGTGTTTGCTTTTTGGCAAAATTTGACCAGTATGATAGATACGGCAGGACTGGTTTGTATCATCAAAATAGGCAAAATAAAACATTGTTTCCTCCAGTTTTGAAGATGGACGGCCGGATTTCCGTTCCAGCCGGGCGAATTTCAAGATTGTATTTTTTGACATTAGCCAGTCCCGGCCATGCTTTTTCGCATGTAAACGACCGGATAGAATGAGCTGGCGCACGCGGGAGGCGTTGCAGCCCAATATTTGGGCGGCTTGTTTTGTAGTAACAGGCGCAGTCATAAGAACCTCCTTTGATTGATTGTAATTAAATATAACATATGCGTTAGGGTTTGTCAAGTCTTTTTTAAAAAAAAATATGACCAGTCCGAGATATAAAAAACGCAGCAGTCTCGACCGGGTGATGTCCACGATCCGGATCAAGACCCAGAAACGTACCCGCAGAGAGCTGCTCGACTGGATCGCGCACCACAAGATCAAGATCCAGACCGGCGGACAGATCCGGCTCTTTTCTCTGGAAGGTCACGAATACCTGCGGGAGATCTACGAGGAGCACGTTCCGGAAGAGCGCTACCGCAAGGCGGCCCAGGTCGGGATCAGTGTTTACCACGTGTTGAAAGCCCTCTGGCTATGCGACCAGTACAAACTCAAGGTGCTTTACTATTTCCACACAGATGATGCCGTGGAGGAGTTCGGCGCTGACCGGCTCGATCCGATGATCCAGAATACAGAGTTCCTGCGGGAGCGGGTACTCGAGGCCAGGGAAACCGGAGGCGCTTATAATAAAGGCCTTAAGAATATTGGAAAGTCAAAGATTTTCATGCGCGGTATGATGACCAAGGGCAAGGTAAAAACAGTGGATGGAGACTATCTGATCCTGGATGAGCTGGACGAGGCGAATCAGGAGAACAAGGAATTCGCATTTGACCGGATTCTGCATTCGTTTCTTCAATGGTCGAGCGAGCTGAGCCAGCCGTCGATTGCGGATTACGGGATCGACAAGAGTTTTCAGGAGAGTGACCAACGGTTCTGGATGCTGCGCTGTCCTGTGTGCGGGCATTTCAACTGCCTGGAGGAGGATTTCCCGCAGAACTTTATCAGGTCGCCTGGGAAAAAGAGTAAGCTCGAGGGACGGAAATATTACAGGGGCTGCCTGAAATGCCGCGCTGAACTCGATATGGCCGCCGGCGAGTGGGTGCCGAAATATCCCGGCCGGGATGTCCGCGGCTATCACCTGAGCCAGCTTTATACAACGATCAAGCCTGAGCATGTGGCGGATCCCGCCGATGCGATAATGAAAAAATATCTTCGTGCGCGAAAGTCCAGCGAGAAGAAAAATTTCACCATCTCGATACTCGGCTATCCCTATGGCGGAGAGAGCCAGCCGATCACGGACAGGGTTCTCGATAACTGCGAGGCTGAATACCTGATGTCCCCGAATGCAGGAGTGGCCACCGGAATGGGAGTAGATGTCGGGGATACTCTGCATATCGTGATCCGCGGTCGCAATAATGAGGGCCGGCCGAGGATTCTCTGGATGGAGGCAACCGAGGATTGGGGCCGCATCGGTAAGCTGGCCTTCGAGTTCGGCCCGCCGGTTTACGTGATCGATGCGATGCCGTACAAAGCCAAAGCCAAAGACATTATCCTGGGCCTGCTGAAAGCCGGCCTGCGTGCCAGGGGCTTTCTCCAGTATTTCAAGGAAAGCCAGAAGCTGACAACCGAGGGGATGTACGAGAAAGAGGTTAATGTCGTACACAGGGACAGGACTGAGAGCCTGGATGATACAACCGGAGAATTTGCAAACCACGCAATCGAGATCCCGGCCATGAAGATTCACCAGGGCGAACAGCTCGTATCGATCGAGGAGTTCAGGTCGCATCTGAAACAACTGACAGCGGATACTATCGAGCGGGCCAGCGGTGTAAAGGCGAGGGTTTACAAGACTAACGTGCCGAACCATTTCGGCATGGCAGCCAACAGTGCCAGGATCGCGGAGGAATTAGCCGGCTACGGAACGTTCAGCCCTGAGGATTTCCGGGGAGCAGAACCCCGTACCACGAAAGAATCACTCAGCAAAGTATTCGGCTAAAATAAAATAATCGAATGTGTAAACCAGGAAATTTTACTCCAGTAAAAGTTAAAATCCCAGCTGATCTTAGTTCGCCTGGAAAAGAGAAATGGCGGGAAATGGGAATAGATTCATGCATTGCTCCGATAGTGAGAGCTTTGCAGGAGGGCGGAATAGATATGCGAGGAAGTTGTTGCGGGCATGGGAGAATGTCTGGACAGATTGAATTACAAGATGGGAGAATGATTTTGATTCTACCATCTGCAAAACTCTATTACAAAGCTTATGCAAGTAACGCCGAGATTTTAGGGCCTTATAAATAAAATAATTTGAGGGTAAATGGCAAAAGATACAAATCGCACTAGGCCGCGGCGCAGGCCCGGCGGCAGGCCGACAGTAAAGATACATGTCGGCAAAGAGCTATCGAGTCCGCTGGCTGACAGGGCGCTGGGCCTTCTTTTCGGCGGATTGCAGACAGTATCGGATAAAACCCTCGAGGATCATTCCACTGAGGGCTATAAGCTATACGGCACGATGCTGCGCAAGGATACGCAGCTTGCGATGTGTTTACGGATGCGAGCCAATATAGTCATGGCCCAGGGCTATAATATAAATCCGGGGCCTGACGATCCGGATGATGAAGCGGGCATGGCGAAATTTATCAGCGATATATTTGCGGACATTAAAGGATTTCATCTATCGCGGAGCCGGTTTTTTCGAGCCATTGCTTACGGCTTTCTCCCGGTGGAGATAATCTACAAGCTGAGGCCGGACGGCTATTACGGTATCCAGGAATTCAAGACCCGCGATCCGGAGCGTTTCCGTTTCGATGAGAAGAGCGAGCTGGTTCTGACTGGCTCAGGAGGACTGGGTAAAAAAGAGTTGCCGCAGATGAATTTCCTGAGCAACACCTGGGGCTCAGATGAAACGCCCTATGGAGAAGGACTGTTAAGGGAGCTATATCCGCTGTGGTTTTTCAAGTCGAACGGAATCAAGGAGCTGGTAAGATTTATCGAAAGGTTCGGCGCGCCGTTCCTGTGGGCCAATTACCCGCGCGGGATCTCGAAAGACGAACAGAACGCATTGCTGGAGGTCCTCAAGCAGATGATCGCAAACTCGGTCGGGATCGGGCCGGAGGGTACGGATTTCAAAGTCCTGGACATGAAGCATTCCGGCGTGGTCCAATTGTTCCGTTTCCTGATCGAGGAATATGTGGACCGCCAGTATGCAAAGGCGATCCTGGGCCAGACCCTGAGCACGGAAAGCGAGGCAGGCACGCATGCCCTGGCCAAGTTCCAGAGCAAGCAGCAGCAGCATATCTGCGAGGAGGATTCACGCTGGAACCAGGAGCAGCTCGATGAGGTGATTGTCAGGCTAGTGGATATAAATTTCGGAGCACAGGACCGGGGCATGTATCCCAGGTTCCGGATCCCGTTCGAAGAGGAGAAAGATATCCAGGCCTATCTGCGCGGGATTTCGGTGGCGGTCAACGAACTCGCCCTGCCTGTGGGCGAGGACTGGCTGCGCGAGCAGGTCGGGATGCCGGCGCCGGCGGATGACGATATTCCTTTAGCTGGGAAAAAGATGCCGGCGGTAAGGTTCCCGGAGATGGAGGCAGGGGAAGAGGACCTGGATGAGATCAAGAAACAGGAGGAGGCCAGTGGTCTGTGAGGAAAAAGGGCCGGAAACAGTTAGCCAAGCGCAGGGAAAAGATATTAGGCCGGCATTACGGGAAGTCGCGGGCAGAGGCGATCCGGCTGTGGAACGATTGGCTGGCCAGCCACGAGAAAGCGATTGTCGGAGCTGAGAGCCTGAACTGGATAGAGAATTTCTGGAACCCGGTAGTGCCGAAACGCGTGGTGGAGCATGTCAGCGGGGTGCTTTTGAGCAGCAAGATGATCGGGCGGGCGCTGACATGGCGCGACGCTCACCAGAGGGGATATTTCCAGTGGGCTGAAAAGAAAGAAATCAAGGGCCTGACAGCTCAGGCAGCCAGGCTGAAATATACTGACTGGACAGAGGCCCCGATCGGCTCTGCAGGTGAATCCTGGAGGTGGTTCAAGAACAAGATTCCGATGACAAAGTCGGAGTTCGCAGCCGTGGCTAAAAGAACTCATGCAGCGGCGTTTACAATAGCGAACACTGAAAATGAGTTGCTCGTGCGCTCGGTCAAGGGCCTGGTCGATGATGCGATCAAGGGAGACCTGACCAGGGGAGAATTTTTAAAGGCAGCGAAAGAAGCATGGGGCGCCCTGGGAGTTACCAGGGCAAACCCGTACCACCTGGAAACAACGCTGCTGACCAATATCCATTCGGCAGCCAACGCAGCCAGGTGGAGCGAGCTTCAGCGGGATACAGAGGGACTGAGACAATTTTACCCGTACCTTCAGTTTGTAACAGTAGGAGACGAGGCTGTATGCGATATCTGCGGACCTCTGGACGGACAGGTTTATTCGCGGGATGACGATTTCTGGGATGTTTATTATCCACCGCTTCATCATCGATGCCGCTGTGAAGTGATCGAGGTCTCAGTGCTCGATGTAGAGACAGAGAAAATCAAGCCGGATACTGATTATCCGGATGTACAGCCAGCCAAAGGATTTGATATGCCGCCGGCTGAATTGATGAGCGCAGAGTTGCTTTATAGCACAATCATGCAGGAGATAAATTTTCCTGCAGGGATGAATGAATATGGGCGGTTCGCGAACCGCCCCTACAAAGTGCGGACACGGCGTTTTTAAAATGCAGGAGATAATATGGACGAAATAACTGATTATCATATAGACCAGGGCTGGTTCGATATAACGCGCGTCGGTGAATGGGAAGGCTCGAAAGGCGGCAAGCCGAGTATAATTAAGATCACTCAGCAGGATCTGAAAGACATGGCTGCCGATTATTCACCCAAGCTCCAGGAGGCCCCGATAGATACGGATCATTGGGGATTCGGCCCTGCCTTAGGCTGGGTCTCCGAGCTGCGCGTGGCAGGCGACAAGCTCCAGGCAAAGCTGACCAAGGTCAGCGATCAACTGCGAGAATGGCTCAAATCAGGGGCCTATCGCAGCCGCTCAGTAGCAATGGATATGCCGCACATTTCAACAGGCAGGGTCTATTTGACTGCGCTCTCATTTCTGGGAGCGGCGCCCCCCGCGGCTAAAGGCCTGGACCCGGTGCCCCATTTGTTTCATGGCGGCGCCTCTAATTCATTCGTCTGGATAGAACCGGCCGGGGAAGAACAACCCCCTTTGTCCCCCTTTAATAATGGGGAGAAGGAATCGTCCGAAAAAAAGGAGGAGACAACCATGGACGAGGCGACAATCACCAAAAGCGTAACCGCGAGTGTCACGGATACACTCAAGAGTTTTTTCGGCTCTGCTGAAAAGACAGAGCTCTCCGAGAAGTTGAAGCAGGCCGAGGCCCGGCTCTCCGAGTCCGAATCCAAGACGGCTGAGCTGAACACTTCGCTCGAGGCTGAAAAGAAGCGGGCGAACGAGGCCGAGGCCAAGCTGGCCGAGACGCAGAAAGCTGCCGAGCTGTCCGAGTTCAAGGAGAAAATCGAGCAGGCCAAGAAAGAGAGCCGGCTCACTCCTGCCGAGGGCTCAGGCTATACCAAGCTCGGCGAGCGCCTGGACACCGAGGGCCGCAAGGCGATCCTCGAGGAAGTGGCCGAGCGCAAGGACAACGGCCTGCTCGGCGAGCATTCGGCTCCTGGCCAGAATATCCAGCTCACAGGCCGCATGGCCAGTGAAAGGGCTGCCCTGAAGAGGGTGATCAAGATGAGGGGCGGCGAGGAAACCGAGGACGACAAGCACACCGCGGCCTGCTACGACCTGATGGAGGTACCCGGCAACGAGAAGCTTTCGTTCTCCGAGGCCTCGGTAAGGATCAGGGCCCAGGTGGCTGCCTGAGGCAAGGACAACCCCCTGTATCCCCCTTTTTTAAGGGGGAGGGGAAATCCCCCTCAGGCCCCCTTTGATAAAGGGAAAGAGAAATTTCTGTACGGGCGGTTCGCGAACCGCCCCTACGATAGAGGGGAATAAATCCCCTGCGGACACGGCGGCCACATCCCTGCTCGTGACGCATTCGCTAACGAGCCCTGCCCTGTGTCCCTACGAAATTGTTACGAAATTGATTTGATAACCAGGAGATAAAAATGGCTCTTAAATTGAGAAATAATTTTGTCAACGTAGATACTTACGTGGTCGGGGACACAGAGATCCCCAAAGGCACTTATGTAAAGCTCTCCAGCTCTGTGCTGGTGGCAGCGGGCGCGGGTGAGGATGGAGAGGGCATTACAACGGAAATCGGTTATGCCGGCAAAGAATGTCGCGTGGCAGGGCCGGGTAGCACTTGCCTTGCTCTGGCCCATGACAATGCAATCACTGAGGGGCTTTATCTGGTCTGTTCGAGCACTGGTCGGGTAGATGGTGCGGCAACGATGTATTCTGCTTCGCAGAAAATCATCGGCAAGGCCAAGATGGCCTCAAGTGCTGCAGGTCAATTGATCTCTGTGTTTGTCATGGATATCCCCGTGGCGAAAGCCGCAGGCTGAGCCGGGGAGAACTCCCTATATCCCCCTTTGGCAAGAGGGAGACAGACACACGGACACGGCGGCGCCGTGTCCCTACGGAATGGGGAATACAACTCCCTGTGTCCCTCTTTGGTAAGGGGGAAATTACGAAATTGATTTGACTACCAGGAGATAAAAATGGCTGACAGATATTCAACCCAGAATCTGAACACGGTCCTGACCCAGTTCGCAATGGAGGACATGCGTCTCGGCGGGCCGTTCATTGCCGACCGGCTCTGCCCGGTGGTGAGAGTCCCGACCACAACCGGCAAGTATTATGTGTTCTCCAATGTCGCGGGATTGAGGGATGATTACGACTCGATCCGCGCTCCGGCAACACCCTCCAACGAGATCAAGCGCGCGTACAGCTCGGAGACATACGCGTGCCAGCAGCACGGCCTGTGTGAGCTGATCCCCGACGAGGAAATAGACAATGCCGACTTAGCCGTGATCAATCCGGAGCGGGACTCGGCGGCCCTGGTCACGCGCAAGCTCAGGCTCGGGATCGAGGTGCGGATCGTGGGCAAGCTGATGAGCGCGACTTATATCACCGAAAACGGTGCGGCCACGGCTGCCTGGAACGCGGCGAGCGGGGTAAAGATCGAGGACGATATCGATGTTGCCAAGCTGAACGTGCGCAAGAAGGCAGGAGTCGAGCCGAACACGATAGTCATTCCGCCTCATATCGCAGTGGCTGCCAAGAAAGACAGCAAGATCCGCGACCTGGTCGTACATACTGATTCGACCCTGCTGGTCAACGGCGATCTGCCGCCCAAGATTTTCGGGCTCGAGGTGATGATCCCGACAGCGCTGTTTGACGAGGCTGCTGCAGGAGTGGCTGCCCAGAGCCTTGATTTTCTGTGGGATGACAACAGCGTACTCGTGGCTTATGTGGAAAAGGGAGCTCCGAGCAAGAGATCGCTTTCGTTGGCCTACCAGTTCCGCAGGCCGATAGCCGGAGCGCTGGATATTGCCATGTACCGCTACCGGAATAACAGGGGTCACGCCACGGTGATCGAGGGCCTGATCGAGCAGACCGAGAAAGTCGTGGACGTGGGCTGCGGCTACCTGATCACGACCGCTTATGCGTGATAACAACCCTTGCGGACACGGCGGCGCCGTGTCCCTACGGGGAATGACATTCATTGTAGGGGCGTCCAGCCGGACGCCCCTACAGAAGGCGGACACGGCACGCTGTGTCCCTACGGGGAATGACATTCGTTGTAGGGGCGTCCAGCCGGGCGCCCCTACAGAAGGGGAATAAAACGAAAGGAGAAACAATGAAAGTCAAACTGCTAAAACCATGGATCGCGGCCTTTGAAAAGCCTGTAGGCTCAATCGTGAATATCCCGGACGAGCTGGTCGAGAGCGGGGTCGAGCGGGGACTTTGCAAAACCATCTCGGTCGCAGAGGAAAAACAGGCGGAGAAAAAGAGGCCCGGCAAGATGAACAGGGCTGAGCTGGAGGCCAGGGCCGCCGAGCTCGAGGTTGATATTTCCGGTGCGAAAAACAACCGGGAGAGGGCCGTGTTGATCCAGGAAGAGCTGGAGAAGAGAGGGGAATGACACACCCCCACATGGACACGGCACGCCGTGTCCCTACAGAAGGGGGGAGCGAGACAACCCCCTGTGTCCCCCTTTTTTAAGGGGGAGATTACTACTTAGGCAGCGAGGAGTTCATATTATGTTCAAACGACTTTTAATCCTGTTAGCCGGGGTTGTGTTTTTGATTCTGGGCTTTTGCTATCTGGCAGGAGTAGCTCAGAATACGAACCCGGCATCTATCGAGTTTCCGGTGGCCTCATTTGCAGTAACCGACAGGAATATCTCCGGAACCGCTTTGGACTGGTCCGGCTGGAATCTGTCAAAGCAATCATTGATGAATAAACCGATCCAGGCCAGAGTGATTGTCGAGGCGCGAGACGGCCTGACAGTGACCTATAATTACACTGTCAATTACTTTGGCAGAGTCTATTCCCAGCGGCATTACGGAGCCTCGTATGCTGCCTTCTGGATACCTGACAGCGCTGCGCTCAAAAATAGCCTGGTTCCAGACAGCCTGTTTTATATCGTACCCGATTCTTCAGGAATGGCCGCCGGAGACGAATTTTATATAACCAGCGCCAAGATCACGCAGGGGAGCCAGTATGTTTTCCGATTACGGTATTCAAGTCCAAACGTATCAGGCACGGGAGCACTGAGCAGCCAGCCGGTCTGGATCGGCTACGGTGTCAAGAGCATGGTATTCGGATATCAGCCAGCGGACACCGTAGCGGCTTTATACAGGTCTCTATACTCAACATCCCATGCCGGGTATTATGCCTCATTCGTATCATCGGATACCCTGGCGGACAGTACATGGACTGTCGATAGCACCGAAGCCGGGACCTGGAATTATAAGGCAGTTACAGGTATTGACAATATGCCCTGGATGAAGGTTGAGAGGATCGGTCTGGTTGCGGCGGATACGGTAGCAATCTCGGGAGAGAATTTAATAATTCAGAGCGAGTGAGCAAACATGGCGTACAGCGAAATCAGCGATCTAACCCGATGGGCAGAGGAAGATGAAATTGTCCAGCTAGCGAGCAAAAGCGATCAGGCTACTATTTTAAGTCCTGAAGTAATCGATGTATTAAACGAAGTGATCGCCTCTGCAGACGGTGAGATCGACAGCTATCTCCTGGGGCGCTGGCCGAGTCTGCGCACATATTCGCCTGTGCCGGATGAGATCAACCGTTTGAGCGCACAGATGGCGGTCTATTATCTATACCTTCGCCGGCGGGCAGTGAGTGACGACTGGCTCACACAGTACAAGGCCTGCCTGAGCAAACTCCAGGCAGCCTCGAACGGCAAGCTGAGCCTGGGGCTGGACACATCCGGAGCCCAGGCGAAAGAGCCGGAAGCCCAGTATAGGACCGATGCCCTGGACACGGATGACGACCTGGATGACGACGATCCGCGAAAATACACGAAGAAGAAATTGGATAAATTGTGAAGGGATCAGGAGACAGGAGTCAGGAGTCAGGAGACAGGAGTCAGGAGTCAGGAGACAGGAGACAGGAGTCAGGAGTCAGGAAACAGGAGTCAGGAGTCAGGAGACAGGAGACAGGAGTCAGGAGACAGGAGACAGGAGTCAGGAGTCAGGAGACAGGAGACAGGAGTCAGGAGACAGGAGACAGGAGTCAGGAGTCAGACAAATGGCGGCTTCAAAAGGATTTGACAAGGCGATCAAGCGGCTCGAGGGGGTGGGCAAACGAGCTCTCAATCCGCGGGAGGCCTTACAGGCGATTGGCAGGGAGGCTGTAAAAACCCATAAGGGCTATTTCCGCAGTGCGGCAGGACAGAGCGTCTCCGGCGGCGGGCCACCCGGCGCACCCTGGCCCGGACTGGAAGCTAAAACGATCAAATATAAAAAAAAGCGAGGTAGAACGCGCAAGCTGATCGATGAGGGAACCTTGAAAGGAGGATATGTTTACAAGCGTGCTGGGAATGCCATAAGGATTCTGAACGAGGCAAAGCATGCTTATTTCCTGCAGATCCGCGGCGTAGGCAAGAAAAAGGGTGGGGTTTTCGGCTTGTTCGGCAAAAAGAAAAAATTCATAGTGGTGGCCACGAACCTTAGAAAGCAGGATCCCGAGCTGCTGAAAAAAATAAAATTCATGGCAGGCCGTTTTCTGCGCACAGGGAGATCCCGTTAAATGGCATCGAGCATAAAAGCTATTTCGGACGCGCTGATTTCCAGGATAGTGTCTCAGGTATCGAGCTTGAGTACTAGGACAGTCAAATCATTTCCGGGATTCGGCTATGCTGAGATAATCAACTTTCCTTTTTGCGGGGTGGCCCTGGACGGCGAGGTTCACGAGGAGCTGGCAAGCGACGGTTCGATAGCCAAGGAGATATTGACCTTTCGCTTGACTCTTGCAGCAGAGGATTTCCGCAGTGCGCGCTACAGTCTGGAATCCACTTATGCTCTGATCGAGGACGTGCGCGATGCAATTATGGGCCAGAGGCTGGGGATCGACGGCCTGGCGCCGATCAGTATTCTGGGGATCGCTCCGGATTCGTTTATGCTCACTTTAGGCGCAACAGTCTATACAATGACAATCGAAACCTGGCAGGTGAGACAACAGGTGTAACAACCCCCTGTGTCCCCCTTTGATAAGGGGGATTAAAAAAAGTGAGGTAAAAATGGCAATCGTACAGAGATCGGCAAGCGAGATCGCCTGGTCGATCAAGAAGCAGTCAGCTTTCGGCACGCCGGTGGAAGAAGCCGATCTGACCAAACATCTGAAATTAGCAGATCCGCTCATTATTAACGAGAATGCCGAGCATTGGACGGACCGGGGAATGGTCGGCTCTGGCCATGACTGGGAGACTCAGAGGGGCAAGATCAGGCAGTTCGTTCAGCTCGAGATCCCGATGCAGCCGCTGCCCGTGGATTTTTTAGGTTATCTAATCGCCATGTTTTTCTCGGACGAAACAGAATCGATAATCGAGGCAGGCAAGGTTTACGGGCACACGGCAAAATTCCTGCCTCTGGGAACCAGGCCGGAGGCTTACCAGACCACCCTGGCGATCCTCGAGGATGCAAACGATTACGGCGTCCAGGACCTGGCCGTGCGCAGCCTGACTATCCGCGGGGAGGGACGGAACCGGCTCGAGGCATCGGCTTCCCTGACAGGAACCAAGATCGGCGACCTGACAGCCTACACGTTTCCAGATGCAGCCGCATTGCGCTACCTGTATAATTACGCCGGGAAGTTCGAAATCGATTCGGACATAAGAGCTCAGCTTCGCTCTTTCGAGCTCACTCTCGAATCAGGGATCAACGAGGAGCTGGCCTGGCAGAAAGCGGCCGCGGAGGCGAACAGGATATATCCTGCAGTTTGGCCGTACACGCCTGAGCGGAACATGAGCCTATCGTTGCGGATTCTGGCAGCGGCTGCGGACCTGGCTACGTTCCGGGCTGCGCAGCAGTTGGGTACAGAGGCCGCGGTAGTGGTATCGTGCCTGGGAGCATTGATCACCGGCTCGGAGCCAGAGGACCATGACGAGGTAGAGATCACCATACCGAAAGCAGTTTATAACGGGGTGGACTACGGCTATGAGGAGGGACTGCTTCATATCGAGCTGGATATCGAGGGCCATCACGATTCGACAGGGGAACTGAACAGCCCGATAAAGATATTGACCACTGAGGGTACGATTCCAGAGTATTTTGCCACGTAACACACCCCTGTACGGACACGGCGGCGCCGTGTCCCTACGATAGAGGGGATTTAGAGGAGGATTGCAAATGAGTAAAGATTCTAAGGTAGTTCCGATCAAGCCACTTTTCTCTCTCCAGGAAGTAGAGGAAATCAAGATCAGGCGAGTAGTGGTAATCGAGGGAGCCAGATATGAGCTGGTTCATGTTTTCCGCGAGCCTACTGCAGAAGACAAGAAGGAATACCAGAGGCGGCTGAACCGGACCGAGGGAATCGGCGCCGAGCGCAGGATCATTCTCGATCTCGGGGAGTCGGCAGAATTCCTGTGGGATGCCTGTATAAAGAAGGTCGAGGGATATGATGTTACCGGCGTGAAAGATTGGAAGGATCGCGTTCCGCTGGAGCATAAGCAGTGGGCAGTGGACGCTCTTCTGTCTCAGGCAGGCAGATTGGAGGAAGGGTTCCAAAAAAACTGATCAGGGACATTCGCGAGGCTTTCAAGCATGCGGATGATCCCAGGCAGGATAAGCTAAAAAAGTGCTTTTTGTATAATGGCGATGATCCGCAGGGATGCCCGATTTGCGATTCCTGCGAGGTCTGCGAGATAAAGAAATATCTCGAATATCAGTCTGAATTTCCAGAGACGCTTTATGCTTTCTTTTTGAATTCGTATATCGAGGCATTCAGGCCGAGTCCGAAAGAAATCTCATGGCGTGATTTTGAAATCTATCACGCTTTTTTGACAGCCAGGTCCCAGCATGAAAGGGAGATGATTCACAGAGATGGCAGATAAAGAAACAATTATCCTTGAGATCAAATATAAGGACGGCAAGGTCGTTACTCGCGAGGTAAAGGAACAGACCAAGGCGCTCAAGGATGAAGAAAAGCAGGTAGACAAGGTACAGGAATCTTTCGGGAAGCTTAAAATTGCCGGAGTGGCGGCATTAGCAGCCATAATGGCGCTGGGCAAAAAATCGATGGATCTCTGGATAGCGCAAGAATACGCAGTTATGCGCGTTGAGGCATCACTGCGGTCTGCCGGGAAATACACTCCGGAGCTTTCGCAGCATTATCAGGATCTGGCATCGAGCCTTCAGAGAGCCAGCCGCTATGGAGACGAGCAGCTGTTGCCGATGATATCCAAGCTGATTACCCTGGGCGGCATTCAGGAAGATCAGATGGAACGGGTAATGCGAGCCTCGATGGATTTTGCTGTTCAAACCGGCGGTCTTGAAACGGCTGTGGATCTATTGGCCAAGGCGGCTGTAGGATATACGTCAACGTTGAGCAGGTATGGGATAATCCTTGATGAAGCGATACCGAAAAGCGAGAAATTCGAAGCGGCCTTGAGATGGATTGAAATCCGTATGAGCGGTATGGAAGAGCAGATGACCCAGACTACCGGGGGCGCGATCCAGCAGATGTGGAATGCAATAGGCGATTTGATGGAATCCGGTTTTAAGCCATTTGCCCCTCTCGTATCAAATGCAGCCACAGAGATTACCACATTCGCATATGGGGTCGGAGGTCTAAACGAACAACTTTTCGATACTGCTAACCGCCTTGATGCAGTTGCTCTCGGGCTCATAAAAGTAGATGAAAAAATAATCGCAATGGAATGGGCTAAAGTAGCCCGGACTATGATGCCGGAGAGAATGAGATTTGAATACGAAAAAATTGAATGGCAAACAGGTAAAATCAATCTGGCAATGGCTCGTATTCTGGCTGGTAGAGTTGCTGCCGAGCAAAGAAAAATTGAAGCCCGCCCGGAATTTGAATTACCGGCGAGACCAGCCCTTCCTGGATTAATCGCTCCTCCTGCTGCGCCGATGCCTTCTGGAATGGAAATTCCTGGCGCGCCTCCAACCGCGGCTGCAGATGCATATATCCAAAAAATGACGGAGCTTGAAGATGTATTAGGAAATATTACCAAAAAGCAGCGAGAATACTCGGATTTCACAATAGCTTCCCTGGACATGATGACCCTGGGAGTGAGCAATTTCTTCCAGGTGTGGGCTTCTGGCTCGATGTCGGCGGCAGAGGCGATGAAACGCAGCATGCTTTCCGCACTGGCCCAGATCGCGATCCGCCAGGGACAGATGTACATGCTTTCCGGTCTGGCTGAAATGGCTCTCTCTTGGGGAGCCAAAGGTGGCGGGGCTGTTGCCGCGGGGATTGCACTTCAGGCTCTGGGCGGATCGATGAGCGGTTTTGCAGGACGGCCCAGCGGAGGCGGAGGTTACGGCGGAGGCGCGGGATACGGGGGAACAAGCTATGGCAGCCAGGGCGGATCGGGCGGAGGGGCGCCGCAGGTAGTGGTGATCAATACGGGCGGCGAGGGAGGCCTGGATGCTGCGCTCGGACGCGCCGGAGTAGACCGGGTCCTTCGCAACCGGATTTACGAGATGCAGCGCAGCGGATCGCTGCCGAGCGGGTAACACACCCCGCCTGCTGACGCAGGCACCCCTCTTGATAGAGGGGAATGACAGGAGAAAAATTGAGCGAATTTCCTCACATCCTGGCACAGAATAAGCTCGAGGAGGCTGATTCGGTTTCATTCACGGACGGCAGCGGCAATGCCCTGAGCGAGGATGAGAACTATCCGCTGGCTTTCCTTACGGACCGAAATCGGGGCTCTCTGTGGAAAGGAGTCGCGGGCGAGAGCGAGCAGCGGGTGACCTGGTTTTTTTCAGCAGCAGTGGAGCTCGATACATTTGTGCTGGATAAGGGATTCACCCTCGAGGGCGGGTCGGCCACGATCTATTTCCAGCATTCGGCCAATGGCACGGACTGGACTACGGTAGTTACGATAAGCGGTTTGAGCAATAACTTGATCTACTGGCGCACGTTCATTGCAGTGAGCAGGCAATACTGGAGAATAAGAATCACGGGCCTGAGCGCGAAACCTCAGATATTCAACCTGTGGGCCGGCAAACGGATCGAGCTCACTTTCGGGCCTTATGGAGAGTTCGACCCGTACCAGGAGGAGAAGATCGGGGAGATGGTAGCCGGCGCTGGCGGGAGCTCTCAATGGGTGTTCAGGTTCAAGCGGCGAGTACTGCAGGCGGAATTCGCAAATCTGACAGATGCAAAATACGATCTGTTAGCCCTGTGGTGGACACAGGCGGGCGCAGAGGGCAAGAACTGGTGGTGGCTGACCTATCCCACGAGCGAGGCCACGGATCCGCTTTATTTAAATGACGGAGGAGCTATGAAGCGATTCCCGTTTTCTCAGACAGTGCGGCATGGGATTTTGACAGCAGATGAGGTGAAATGATGACACACCCCTGTACGGGCGGTTCGCGAACCGCCCCTACGATTATTCTTAATTATTGTCCTCGCAGATGCTTGATATATGGGCATTTGAAAAGAGGTTGGAATTTCGGTCGAGTTTTTGCATTATCTCGGTTTTCGGGAAATTCCGAACCCCGCAAACCCTTGATATATGGGCATTTGATTTTTCGCATTTTTCGGAAGTTTTCAAAAGTTCCAGGAGCAAAAAAGTTTTTTTCGATTTTCAAAAATTTCAAGTTTTCAATTTTGGAAAAAAGTTTTTTTCGATTTTCAAAAAAACGAAAAAGTTTTTTTGGAAGAAAAGTTTTTTTCGATTTTAAAAAAATTCAAGTTTCCGATTTTGGAAAAAAGTTTTGAGTAAAACCAAAAATCACCAAAAATCAAACCCTTGTTAGACGGGCATTTGCGGGGACACGATTTTAGCAAAACAGGAGATAATGCGAAATCAGGGCCAAAAACTCAACACTTTTGAAAAGCTCTATTTTAAAAGAGAATGATCAATAAAAACGATTTAAATGAGGGAAAATGAGTTTAACTCCAACAACAGCATGGAGAAAGGCGGCGGCTGCAGGCAAGGTGGAGCCTGTGCTGCTGTTCGAGTTCAAGCCTACGGTGCTCTATGCAGAGAAGAATTTCCGCGGTGATTGGGCGGCCGGGGAAGAAGTCTCGAACCTGGATGTCGATCATCCAACCGACGAGCTGCGCCTGGCTATATCCTCGGAGGCTGTGATAATCGAGCAGCAGGAAAAACAGCAGGCCGAGAGAAGGTTTTACGCTGCAGGAAGATACCGCTTTTTAGGATATGAAAGAGAACCAAAACCAGGTTATTTGATGACTGCGGCCCAGGTAGTCCAGTTCTCCAGGGCGTTCAAGCTGCAGAAACTTTATATCGGCCTCGAGAACAGGGAGAACACTTACAAGGGCAACAGCAAAATATTCCTTCTCACCAATTTCCAGCATCCGAACAGAGCGCTGCACGCGCATTGGTATGGGGGAAGTCGCGAGAGGGTGGACAGTCCGAGCGAGCTCGAGCGCCTTTTCACCGGCGCGGACAAGATAGACGAGATCGTGATCGATCACTCCCTGGATGGAGAAAGCGTCGAGGACGGCGGCCCGGTGATCGAGACGGATTCTGCAGGGCAGAATTGGAGAGTGTTCGATTTCAGCAAGAAGAATGTCTGGATGCCGGGCGGGTACACACCCTGCGCAATAGTGATCTCGGTTGACAGCCTGTATAATATTTTTTTCCTCAGGCTGAAAGTCGGCGAAGCCAGGGGGATGCACGGCAACGGAAATTTCTACCTGTTCAATGCGGAGGACTCGAAGTTCATCGAGCCGGATCAGTCCATGGCGTTCAAGTTCGAGGCGCAGGGATACGAAGCAACAGGCTCCGGGATCTGGGAATTCGACCTGGGGGATCCAGCGGGTTATAGAGGCGAGCTCGAGCTGCGCTACGTGGAACCGTCCGGCACGAAAGTTGTATTTAAAATGCGTGAATCAGGATCGCAGTACCTCTTGAAATTTCTTGCCTGGAAAACGGCCAGGGACGGATTCAGGATAACGCAGCGCTACGTGCAGGTCAAGCCGGTATTCGAGTCGGATTCGACCAGGCTCGAGACGCCCAGAGTCTTTTCCATGCGGGCGGTTTTCTATGACAGCCACAAGTTCGTACTGGCCAGCAGCAGGCTTTTCGGATACCCGAACGTTGTCAAGGAGGCTCCGGATTATTCGACAGACGGCGATCCGTTAGCAGGCAAGGCCAGTTTCACGGATATCAGCCAGATCGAGATGCTCGATCCAGGGGGCATGATATCGGGGCTTTTTTCGCGCTACGAGATGAAGAATGACGAGGTAGTTGTCATGCTCGGCTTCGCAGGCGCCGGGCTGGCCGAGAGTGATTTCCTCGCTTTCAGGACGCTCTGGATCGAGGACTGGGAGGTGGCCGACGGCATGGTAACTGTGCATTGCTACGACCAGCAGGTGCGATTCAGGGAGGCCGAGGCTCCCACGCCGGATGATCCGCCCGATCAGACAGAGGAGATCCACTACGACAGAATGATCCCGGAGGCGATCAAGCGGGATCTTTTGCAGAGGGCGCGGATCAGGAAATCAAAAATCAACAATGGCAATTTCACAGCCCTGGCCTCTGCGTTTGTATGGCAGCTCACCTACGTGATCGAGAAGCCAAAAAGCCTTCAGGCGGTCGACCAGGCGCTCAACCAGCATATCGGCGGTTTCCAGGTAATAGACGAACAGGGAAAATGGCGCTGCGCATACACGGACATGAACGCAAGCCCGGATCCGAGCACTGAATATCTCACAGGCGACGACCTGGTTCTCAGA